CCCCCGAAGATCCACGGGCAAACCACCACAGGGGAATGGAGCGCCATTTTGAGCTGTGATCGTGCCGCTCTGGAGGATATCGATGTGTATCTATCCGACAGTCCCGCACGATTTGGGTTGGGGGATTGAGGAAGGATGACATCACGACCAGCACATCGCCCTTCAAAATACGATCCTGATCGGCATCCATTATGGGCCGAAGGGCTGGCAAAGCTCGGAAAAGTAGAAGATGATATTGCGGCTGCAATAGGGATTCATGTCTCAACGTTACGCGATTGGAAGAAGAAATTCCCTGAGTTTTCCGTTGCCCTAAAGATCGGCAAGAGTGAAGCCGATACCCAAGTTGAACGCAGCCTGTTTAAACGAGCGATGGGTTACGAGTATGAAGAGGTCAAGACCGTCAACGAAGGAAAACGGGTAGAGAAGACGGTCAAACAGGTCGCTCCGGACGTCACTGCACAGATATTCTGGCTGAAGAACCGGAAACCGGAAGAATGGCGTGACAAGGTCCACCAGGAACACACCGGTCCCGGCGGCGGGCCGATGGTCCACACTGTGAAGCTCAACATCGAAAAGGAGGTGAAGAAGGTTGCTCACCTATTGCCCGATGTCAAGAACTAACCAGATAGGGATGGTATCCCAATACCTCAAAACCGTAAGGATGAACCCATACATCCCGCACGAACCTACTGAGAAACAGGCGTTCTTCCTTTTACATAATTCAACCCCAGAGATCCTTTATGGTGGATCAGCAGGCGGGGGCAAATCTGATGCATTACTCATGGGAGCGCTTCAATACGCAGAGACCCCGGATTATGCGGCGCTCCTGTTAAGGAGGACATACAAAGAGCTCGCGTTGCCGGAAGCTATCATGGACCGGGCGTTTGAATGGCTCACACCAACAGACGCAAAATGGCATGAGGAGGGGAAGACCTGGGATTTCCCGTCCGGCGCAACCCTCACGTTCGGATACCTGGAAGGTCCACGGGACCATTACCGCTACCAATCTTCTGCCTTCCAATACATCGGGTTTGACGAGCTTACACAGTTCAACGAGAACCAATATAGGTATCTCTTCTCACGACTTCGCAGGCTTGCCGGGTCTGATATCCCGATCAGGATGCGGGCTGCAAGTAACCCCGGGGGTGTAGGGCACGAATGGGTATTCAACAGGTTCATCAACCCCGGCACCCGGGAAGACCGGATATTCATACCTGCCACGCTCGGTGATAATCCGCACCTTGACCAGGCACAGTATATTGAAAGTCTTAACAAACTCGACCCGATCACCCGCGAACAGCTCTTAAACGGTGATTGGAACGTCAGGCCGGAAGGTGGATTGTTCAAACGGGACTGGTTCAAGCTGATCACGGCCTGTCCTGACAGGATGATGCAATGCCGGTATTGGGATAAAGCCGCAACACAGGACGGCGGCGATTATACCGTTGGGGCGTTGGTTGGGATCCTTGATGGAATCGGATACCTTTTAGATATCCAACGGGTTCAGCTCTCACCCGGCGGCGTTGAAAAACTCATATTACAGACGGCACAACTTGACGGTCCCAACGTCATGATCCGGATGGAACAGGAACCCGGGAGTTCAGGGGTTGACGTGATCGATCATTATACCCGATACGTCCTGCCCGGGTATAACTTTAAAGGCGTGAAATCTACCGGGTCAAAAGTTGCCCGGGCGACGGCACTTGCGACCATGTTGGAATCCGGCAACTTCCTGGTCCTTACAAGACCGTGGACGAAAGAATTACTTGACGAGTTTATCCTGTTCCCAACCGGCCCGCACGATGACCAGGTTGACAGCGTTGCCGGTGCGTTTAATGCATTAACGTTGGGTATGCAGGAGAGTTACATCTTATCATACGATGATCAGGATTACCAGATATCACCAATTTGAGGAGGGGATGAAAAACAATGACACGTAAGAAACCGACATTATCTGAACAGGTCGAGAACCTGAAAGAGGCCGTAGTAACAGAAGCAAACAACCGGGAGATGCTGGAAGAGGCACTATCCGTCCTTGAATCTCAGCTTATAGAACAGGGTTGGAACCGGTTATTTGGTGAGACGAAAGAACTCTCGAAACCCGCGCTTGACACACTATACGACCTCGGGCGGACATACTGGTTGAAGAACCCGCTGATCCGCCGTGCGGTCGAAGTCCAAGGTATGTATATCTTCGGGCAGGGGATGAGCCAGAAGAGCACATGCCCGGAAGTTGACGAGGTGATCCAGCGGTTCATTAACGACCGCAAGAACTATAGCTCGTTCACCGGGCATCAGGCATGGGTTCAGAACGAACGCGACCTGCAGTTAGCGGGGAACTTGTTCTTCGCGCTGTTCACGTCACCAACGACCGGCAGGGTCACCATCAGAGCGATACCGTTGTATGAGATTACCGATATCGTATGTAACCCCGAAGATCTCAAAGAACCGTGGTACTACAAACGGGAATACCAGCAGACCACCACCAACCCGGAAAATGGATTGGTCGATGTCAAAACCCATATCACATATTACCCGGACTGGAAATATACGCCAACCGATATGCCGGACGAGTTCGCCGGGAAACCTGTGGAATGGGCCGCGCCGGTTTACCATGTGAAAACCAATTGTCTCCCGGATATGAAGTTCGGTGTATCCGAGATCTATTCAGCGATTGATTGGGCCGGTGCATACAAGAAGTTCCTGGAAAACTGGAGCAAACTGACGGAAGCATACGCCCGGTTCGCATGGAACATGACCACGAAAGGCGGGCTGCAGAAAGTCAATGCCGCGAAAGCGAAGATCGAACGGTTGGTAGGGAAGACCGATCCGAACGCCACCACGGATATTGAGAGCAGCCTGCAAACCACCCGGTTACCTGTCGCCAGCACGTTCGTATCGGGTGAGAGTGTTCAGCTAACCCCCGTCAGGACACAGGGCGCAACCACCTCCTCGGAAGATTCACGCCGGTTAATGTTAATGGTCGCCTCATCAAGCGGTATCCCGGAACAGATCCTGACTGGCGACCCATCCACCGGCAACCTCGCCACCGCGAAGGCTATGGAACGCCCGCTTGAGCTCCAGTTCACGAACAGGCAAACGTTATGGAAAGACGTCTGGTGGGATATCCTGCAGTACGTGATTGACCGCGCTATCCTGACCGGGCACCTGCCAGGATACGAGCTTGAAGACCCGTATACCGAAGAGGTCCGGGTCATGCTGGATATCGATGGGGTGGACCCCGTAACCCGTGACGTGGTGATCGAGTTCCCGCCGCTGTTAGAACATGATATCACGCAGACCGTGCAGGCGATCGTCACGGCGGCAACCCTTGACAATAAAACTCTTGCCGGGACGATGGACCGGAAGACGATGGCACGGTTGTTACTCCAGGCATTGAACGCGGATGATGTTGAGGAGATCCTGGAGAAACTGCCGGAAGAACCGCAGTATGATAGGATCACGGCACCACCAGCACAGGACCAGGGACAGGACATGCACGGGTATGGCGCGGACCCTCTGGAATACACCACGGCGTCTATCGAGAACCTGATGATGGATACGATCAAGGATATGCGTGACGCAGCGCGAGAGGTCCGAAAGGCCCCTTTTGAGGAGGCGGATGAGGAAGGCAAGTGGGTGACAATTAACGGTACGCATATCCTCATTAAAGACGGGGAGACTGCAGGGCAAGCATTCGAGCGGACCACCGGGAAGAAGTTGGATGCAGGCGGCGAGAAACCAAAAGAAGGTGGAGTTCCTACAGAGAGAGCTAAAAGAGCGGTGATACCTAACCCTCTGTATGATGATGTGAAAGATAAATTACCCCTAGATTATAAAACTGGAACATCATCGGAAGAGATAAAATCGGTAGGTAAATATTTTAGTGAGAATGTGCCTGGGGGTTATGAAGATATAAAAACTGCATTGCGTTCGGGAGATATACCCCCAGAAATGCAGAAAGATATAGATAATATCGATGCCGTAATGCAAAGATCGGCATTAAAATCTGATGTTAATCTATTCCGGGGGGTTGATGAACAAACGGCAGAGAAAATCTTATCAACCGGAATCCATAATGACAAGTCATTTCAGTCCACCTCTGTAAATATGAACCGTCCATTAAGTTTCGCACAAGACGGTGCAAAAGAATATAATAACGTATTGGTAATCCATGGAAAATCAGGGGATAAAGGTATTAATGCCGGTAATGCATGGGGGGAAGCTGAAGTACTCCTTGACCGCAATCAAACATATACACTGGCCGGGGTAAAAATAGCGGACGAAATGCATGGTCAGGTGCCAAGCGGTGCCACTGGCAAATATATGGTTAGAAACGGAAAACCGATCAGATTATTAATTTTAGATCGGAAGGCTCCGCTGAAAGAATCCGACGATGAGGGCAACTGGGTCACGATCAGCGGGAATCACGTCCTGATCGGGAAGGATGGGACTATCAAGAGTGGGTTTGGTAAGGGCAAGACTCCCGAGCAGGCGTTTGGGAAGGGTGCGGGTGGTGGAAAAGAACAGGGTAAACCGCCAGCAACAAACAGGTTACAGGGTGACGAGTTGGATAAAGTTTATGATAACTTTGAAAATAAACACCCTCAGGCGAGACTGAGCGGAGCTGAATATGCAGATAAGGAATCTCTTACCACCATAACAACCCAGTTTGCATCTATAGAAGAGAAATACCCAGAGGGAAAAGTGTCAGGTATCTCTTTCGATAGCATAAGTGACAGAGAGGGGAAAATGTTGGCAGCCACCAACGAATATAACGAGATCATATTCAACACAGATCATTTTTCCGGGAGTAAAGAAGACACGATAAACACAATCCGCGAATCACAAGATCGGGGTTGGATGGTGAAAACACACGACCCGGTAGGGGGAATCCTGGCACACGAATACGGTCATGCCTATTATCAGGAGATGTATAAAGACGAATTGATGAGACCAAAACTTGACGAGTTAGCAAAAACGCCGTTCACAAAGGATCAACTGTCAGAATATGCATTCACAAGCAGGGAAGAAGCATTTGCTGAAGGATTCGCAGCTCTGAACTATGGATCCAGCCGCGAAACACTGACTTCTGAATATGTGAAGAAACAACGCGAACTTATCCAGGAGTTCAAGAAATCAGAGTATAGAGTCAAAAGAGGTGTTTAAAATGCAAGTTTTACCCCCGATCTGTCTTGATTGCATCCACTATACCGGCGGTCTGAAATGCAAGGCATACCCGGATGGTATTCCAGAAGCGATCATCCTGTCAAAAGTTGATCATAAAAAACCGTATGAGGGAGATCACGGCATCCAGTTTGAGGAAAGGACAGAATGACTAAAAAGGATCTCCGTCCACTGATCGAAGCCACCCGGCGATACAACCGGCTCAAAGGGGTACGGGATACTGAGAAACAGCTCAGGTATTTCGAGCGGAAGTTTGCGGAAGAGCTCGGCGTCCTGTTCATAGATCAGGGTAAAATATTCCTGGAACTGTTCGAGAAGATGCAGCAGTATTTCAAAGAAGAGATCCAGCGTGATACAGAATATTCGTTCAATACAATGGAATACGTGACGTTCAACCGGTTCAAAGATCTGGTAATCAGGTACCGGTTGTTAGGCGCGAAAGTTGCCGAACAATCCATATTATCCACAATGGATATAGAGACCTCGTTTGACAAGTACGACGCTGACGCATATACCGCTCTCGAACAGACCGCAGCGGAGAGGGTGACCGGGATCAACGATACCACCCGGGGCCGGATAAAAGAGATCATCATGCAGGGGTATGAGGAGAGGAAAACATACTCCCAGATCGCAAGGGACATCAAGAACGAGTTTAACGAGTTCGCGGCACCTGCACCGCAACGACATGTCAGGAACCGGGCGGAAGTGGTCGCGGTTACCGAGTTAAGGGACGCTCATGAGACATCGCAGCGGAACATGGTCCAGACCTTCGCAGACCGCGGGTATGAGATGGAGAAGTCCGCGATGGTTACCAAAGACGAACGGTTATGCCCGATATGCCGGGCGAATGCAGAGGCCGGATGGATCCCATTCAATGCCTTGTTCCCGGACGGTAATATCCAGGCACCCTTCCACCCGGTATGCAGGTGCCGGACGATCCACCGGGTTAAACCCGGGACGATGGGCGTGGTCCCGGTAGCAGCAGGAGCGTGATAATTATGGGCACCATTTTTGTAAGGGAACAGGATAAAGTGGCAGAGAAGATCCGGCGACTTGAACGTGACAACAAAGATCTCCAGGGTGAGATCAATATCCTGAAATTAAGACTGGCGGCACTTGAAAATGAAAGGAAACCACTTAGCGAACCCACCGGCAGTAAAACCGCTGTCCGGAAGGGAAAGAAGGCTGTTGCTCCTGCTGTATGAGGATGGAGCATTCGCAGACGGCGGGCTCTCGTATGGGACAGCCGCAACTATCTTAACGTGGGCCTATCCACAGGATAACGGCGGGACCAGAACACGGGACGGGATATACCGGTTTTTGCGGCGGGTAACCACAAACCTTTAATACTTATACAGTTAAATTAACACTGTTAACAAATGCCACAGATGAAACTTACCGGCCCGCCATGGCCTCGACCAGTCCCGGCATCTGTCAAGGAATCGGTATCCTGGAAATATGACATTCCGGATCCCGGGTTCCGCAGGCGGGCGCATGGGTTACCATGCGTAAGGTAAGGATATCCAACAGAACGCGGATAAACGTCCTCATATTCGCGTTGTAGCGGCGATACTCAGGAAAGGTAGGGTGATTATACCCTCTCGAATACTCCATTTTATCCGTTCTATAAATAGTTTCACCAGAATATATATAGTCAATGCCCTATTCTTCTCCTGCGGATCTACCGGATTCTGTTAAGGGCACATTGCCGGTCCATGCACAGGAGATCTATCTCTCAGCTTACAATTCTGCATTCTCGGGGGCATGTAAAGAACGTCAGGACAAAGAGGCGTGTTGTGCATCGATCGCATGGGCCGCCGTAAAACGATCTTATGTGAAACTACCTGATGGAACATGGCGGCCAACCCCAGAGAATCATACCCGGGAGGAGGCTGACAATGTGACGGATAATAGTGAACAAGAACTTGAACAGTTTGAAGAAGCGATCTTACCGGCGCAGTTACCCCAGAATTTCATTAAAGAGGATGGGACCGCCCGGATCAGGATCATCAAACCGGGTTGGGGTAGTTCAGGATACTATTCTGAACAGATGTTAGCTCGGGACGCCGGGAAAGTCTACACCCCCGGGCTCCACATGTACCTTGACCACCCGACCACGGCGGAAGAACGGGCCCGGCCTGAACGGTCACTGAAAGATCTCGCCGGTGTGATATCCGGCAACGTTGCGTATGAGAAGGATGGACCGGCAGGTCCGGGCGTCTACGCAGACGCTACGATCTTCTCACCGTACCGGGGCATGTTACGCGAGATGGCACCACACATCGGGGTATCTCACCGGGCACAGGGGAAGTCGAAACCGGGCACCGCTGACGGGAAAACCGGCTCGATCATCGAATCGTTAGAGCGGGCGTATTCGGTAGATCTGGTCACCGTCCCGGGTGCCGGGGGTAGTCTGATCCAGGTCTTCGAGAGCTGGCGGGAGAACGGCACGACGAACACGAACCGAACAGAGGAAGAAAACATGACTGAAAAGAAGATCACGGTTGAGCAGGTCCGGTCAGACCCGGCGCTCATGAAAGAGCTCAGAGAAACCATCCTCCGCGAACAGGCTGAAGGCGAAGGCGAGGGAGAAGGCGGGATGTCCCGCGAGGAAGAGCTCATGGCACAGATTGCGGAATACAAGAAGAAGATCGCTGAGCTTGAAGCCGAACTTGACCGGATGAAGGAGAAGGAAGCTGTCGGTGACGCGGTAGGTATGGCTACGGAAGAGGTTGCCAAAACGGGCCTGCCGGACATCACGAAACAGCGTCTGATCGAATCTCTACCCCGGCGGATAGTTGTCAAAAACGGACAGCTTGACCGGGAATCGTTCGGTAAGGTTGTCCAGGAGACCATCAAGTCCGAGACTGAATACATCGCCAAACTCACCGAAGCCGGACGTGTCCGGGGGTTCGGCGGCGGGAAACATACGGGTGACAAGAACACCAGGGACGCTCTTAAAGAGTCGTTCAGAGCGGCGTATCTTGCACAGGGGTTCCCGCTGGAAGAGGCAGAGAAGCGGGCGACCGTCGCGGCAGAGGGCCGCTGAAACCAATCTCAAAATAAGGAGGTAAAAAAATCATGTGTGAATATCCAATTACCGGCCAGAGTGCCGGAAATGAAGCGTCATCTACATACGAGGGTAGGTATATCACGGTAGTCGAATCCGAACTGACGCACCCCTACCATGCGGACGGGCTTGTTGACAAGGGCGATCCAGTTCTCCACGGAGCAAACCTTGTCGGTGTGGCAATGACCAGCGCGGCGGCAGCTACCGATCTCATCAGTATCGACACTGAGGGGAGATGGTATCTGAACGTGTTTGGGAGTGTCAGTGACGGTACCAGCGACGGTATCGCCAAGGCGCTGACATACGGCGACCCGGTCTATATCATGGTCACCCCGGGCACTAATACCGTTGTCCTCTCTGGTCAACAGGATCCGTATCATTTCAGGCCGTTTGGGTTCGTGCTCGGTGCAGTCTCAGCCAGCACGACCAGTGAGACGCTTGTCGCGGTCAAGGTCCATAACGACTTCGTACCGCTCGGTGGGATCCTACATTTCGGCAGCGGGTCAACTGCAGCCGGGAACTTCCTGCTTGAAGGGTCAACCACGATCCGGCAGGCCAAACTCATTGAAGCATGTGTCGCTCCTGCTACCGTCATGCTTGCAGGCGAACAGATCCACGGGATCAACATGCGGGTAGTTGACAACCTGATCGGGACCGGCGGAGAGATCACGGCTGCCGAGTTCAAGGTTGTGAGGGACGAGGCTACGGATGCCACTGTCACGTCAATGACCGCGCTAAAACTTGATACTGACAACAAGAACGGCGGGATCGCCCCGTTTGTCCGTGGTCTTGATATCATGATGGAAGGTGCACCCGGGACCACTCCTGCGGTGAGGTCTGCAATCCATATCAATTCCGGTGGGACGGCAGGGACGCTTGAAGCCTTGCTTGAGATTGACGCATTCACCGTTTGTGGCGGCGTGGCATCTGATGTCCTGGACACTCCGTCAGGCACAATCGCGGTCAATGTCGCTGGAGTAATTCACTATATCCAGCTCTACAGCACGTAGACGGGGGGAAACAATCACATGAACGCGAAAACTGAACTGCAGAAAAAGATGGCTGACTGGAACCGTCGTATCGGAGAACTTGCATATCAGAAGATCCAGATTGAATCGGATATCAAAACTCTGGAGGCGGCGGTACAGGCCGGGCAGGCAGTTCTCGCGGACATGACCACTGAAGAAGCGATCATACAAGCAAAAAAGAATGAGGAGGAAAATAACAATGTCTGATTTTCTCACAATGATGGAATCATGGTCCGGGTTCTCGGGAGTTCGCCAGAACATCGATGAGGCCGGAATGGCTGCTGCTCTGGACCTGATCCAGAACCGGGCCGGGTATTCACCCCGCAGGCACGCGGCAGTACTTGAAGAGGCAATAACCACGTCCAATTTCCCATATCTGTTCGGTCATGTAATTGACCGGCAGCTCCTGGCGAACTATAAGGGGTTCGATGCGGACTGGAAGAACTATATGAAAGTCACTACCGTTCCGGACTTCAACACGGTACGCAGGGAACGCCTGCACGGGACGGACGAACGGCTGCCGGTAGTGCCTGAGAAGGGCGAATACCAGCCGAGCACACCAACCAACTGCCGGTATACCTACAACGTCAAGAAATACGGGCGGCAGTTTGATATCTCTTGGGAAGCGATAATCAACGATTCCCTGGGCGCGTTCCAGGACATCCCGCAGCGGATGGCACAGGCCGCAGCCAGGACGGAATACTACTTCGCTACCAGCATGTTCGCCGCAGCTACCGGGGATGGGAACGCTAACCTGTTCGGGGCGACGATCACCGATTGTGGTCAGGCGCTCACCAACCTCGGGGTACTCCCGCTGACGATTGCCAACCTGGAGACCACGATGGAACTCATGTCCGCACAGACCAACCCTGCCGGGGAACCGCTCGGTATCCAGGCGAAACATCTGGTGGTCGGGCCTGCGCTTGAGTTCACCGCACGGTCAATTCTTACCTCTGCGGTCAAGATGTATACTGCAGAGGGTATCGACGTTGACGGCGCGATCTATTCCACACCGTATCCTACGACCAACGTGGTCCCGCAGATGGGTCTCCAGCTTCACGTCAACCCATTTATCCCGGTGATTGACACCACACACGGCGGCACCTCGTGGTATCTGTTCGCGGACCCGATGGACGTCCCGGCAATGGAGTTCGGATATCTTCGTGGACATGAGACACCCGAGATCGTGATGAAAGATAGCGATAAGGTCAGCCCGAACGGCGGTGCAATGTCTCCGTTCTCTGGTGACTTCGCCACTGACAATATCATGTATCGCGTTCGTGACGTGTTCGGCGGCACACCGATGGATCCACGCGGGGCATATCTCCAGAGCGGCGCATAACCAGCTTCCTCTTTTTTAGAAAGGAGGAAGTGACATGGTATTTACATACGATCCAACAACCGATATCGGACGGGTAAGGAGGACGTTACCACAAGAGAAATCGGTCCTCACCGCGTCACTGTCTGACGAGGAGATCCAATCATACCTGACCGACATGGGGGCATGGCAGTTAGCGGCTGCTATGGCACTTGAAGATCTGGCGTCTGACCAGGCGTATGTCCTGAAAATAACGACCAATTCAGCGATCGGGATCTCGGTTAACGCTGTAGCGGTATCGGCAGAACTCCGGGCGAGAGCGGCAGCGATGCGCGAAGAGTATGCGATATCCGGCGATGTGGATGACGCACCGTTCACCGTTGCGGAAACAGATTGGGAGTCGCTGATTTAACATGGCAACCAACCTGTTCCACCCGACGTTTATGGACTACGTTTCTGACACGTTCTTCCAGCATACCTGCACGATCCAAAAGGTCACGCTCGGCGCGATGGACGGGGCGGGTCAATATTCAAGCGCGACGTGGGCGAACGATCAGACTGATATCCCCTGCGTGTTCTCTTACCTGTCACCATTCGCCCGGTACAACATGCACATGGGTACCGTGACGGAAGAAACCCTGATCGTAGTCCTTCCTTCCAGCGTAACCATAGCGGCGGAAGGGTATCGGATCGCGTCTACAGTCTCCGGGTTCACGGGCACGTTCAATATCGTGAAACTTCGCGGGGAAGATATGACCAACTGGATCGCGACGTTGGAGAAGGAGATGGACCCATGAACACCGACGAGAGCGTGAAACTGTTGGCCCGGGTGGACGAACGCACGATCATGATCCAGGACCGTATTGATGATTTCATTCAACAGAGCCAGGAGAATTGCCAGAGATGTTTCAATGACCACGAACGGCGGATCCGAACACTCGAGAGATGGCAATGGAAATCTACCGGGATCGTGGCCGGAATAGTCGGGTTTATCGGGGCGATACCCTGGCTCCTGGATAACTGGAAAGGAGGCGCCTGATACCTCATGCCGCTTGAAGGTGTAGATGAAGGGCTCCGGAAGCTGGAAGCGAAGATGAAAGCGGTATGGGATCATACCGGCGTCGCGTGGAAAGACACCGTGGATGTGAATGTCCTGCACCCGAGCCTCGAAGAAGTCCCGGTTTTATCCGGCACGTTACGAGGCACCGGACGGAACGATCTCACCGTTACCCCGAACGAGATAACCTGCGAAGTCGGGTATGGATCTGAATCTACCGCTTACGCCTTGTATATTCACGAGAATCTCGCGATTGTCCACCCTTACCACATCAACGCGAAAGGGCAACCTTACAATTGTGGGGGTAAGGCAAAATACCTGGAAGATCCGGTGAACGCGGCTGCACCTCGCCTGATGGGAGAACTCAAGAAACGGTTAGCCGGGGAGATCTGATTCGGATGGCTATCATGTTGGTGGATATTGCCGGGCGGTTACAGACTGCCGGGATCGGGACGATAGGCGCGGCGACGGGATGGAGTATCCGGGTAGCGGAAGTCCCGGACAAACCGGATACCTGTATCTCGGTGTTTGAATATGCCGGGTCTCCCTCGGATATATCACTTGACGGTGCCCGGGATGTCAGTCCTGGGTTACAGGTCCGCGTCCGGGGTGAACGGAACAAGTATATCACGGCCCGGGAGAAGGCGGAAGCGGTTGCCCTCAACCTTGACGGGGTAGGGAACACCACGATCAACGGTATGGTCTACAAATACATCTTCGCCAACCATCAGCCCGCGTTTGCCGGGTTGGACGAGGCGCAACGGCCCTGGTTTTCGCAGAACTTCCGGGTCAGTAAAGTACCATGATCAGAACAAGAACAAGAATGAAGGAGGAGGTAACTTAAAATGGTAAGTGATGGATTTGCAGCGTTTGGCACCGGGATCACGTTTGACGGGACGGAAGTCAAAGAGCTGACAAACATAGCATGGGATATCGGGACGGTGGATGATGTGGATGTTACGAACCACGACAGTCCTGACACTACCGAAGAGTTTGTGCCCGGGATTATCCGGGTAGGTGAGATTAATCTGGAAGGTAACTTTGTCCCGACAGATGCCGGGCAGGTTAAACTAATCACCAACCTGCAGGCCCGGACCTCGAAAGCGGTTGTGATCACCTGTTCAGATACCGGTGCAGCTACGTTCACCGGGACGGCATACGTCAAATCGGTCCGTCCTGGTGCACCGGTTGAAGGTAAAACCAGTTTCACCGCGACTCTGAAAGCTACCGGGAAGATCGTGTTCGCCGCGTGAGAGGGGATTGATCCGATATGGCATCATCCGGGTTCGCGGCGAAAGGAACGTTACTGACGTTCGATCAAATGCCGGTATTGGAACTGACCAACATCGGGATCCCGATAGCCACGGCTGACGATATCGACCTGACAAACCATGACAGCGCGTTTGACTACGAAGAGTTCACACCAGGGGTTCTCCGTGGCGGTGACTTCGAGGTTGAAGGCAATCTGTTACCTACCGATTTAGGACAGGTCGATACGTTGGACGAACTGCAGGCCCGGGGGTCAAAGACGTGCCAGATCATCGGGCCTGCGGGGAAATACACATTCACGTTCACGGCATACCCCAAGAAGTTCCAACCGTCAGCACCGGTTGAAGGGAAAACGTCGGTACGGATCGGGTTCAAAGTCAGCGGGAAAAGCACGATGGTGACTACCGATTCCGCCGGGTTAACCACCCCGTTCTTCGCGCTCAGGGATAACGGCGGGAACGCGGTCACTCCCTCCCCGGTAGCAGCTACAGCGGTATACCAGTATGCCGCGACGTTAGACGCTGCCGATACGGCGGTCGCGGTCCAACCTACCGCGTCTGACGGTACGATCCGGGTTAACGGGTCAGCAGTCTTATCGGGGGCATGGTCCGCAGATATACCGGTCGCTGCCGGGACTACCAAACAGGTGACTGTAGTCGTGAACGAGACCGGGAAAGTCAGTAAAGTATACAGGATATTCGTAACGAGGCCATCGCCATGATTCTGATTGATATTGACAAACCAAGGCATCTGAATTTCGATATGAACGCATTATCAGATGCTGATCAAGTGTTAGACCACAAACTCACCGACATCTTACTCCGTGGGAAGATCCTGCTGAACACCGCCCGGGTACTTCTCTGGGCTGGTCTGAAACACGAAGATCCGGGTCTGACTATTGAACAGACCGGGATCCTGATGGATCTATGGAGTAAGAACGGGAACACTCCGGTTCAGATGGCAGAGAAGATCATTGAAGGGTTAAAAGACTCCGGATATTTCGATATGGTGGCGGTGGACGAACCAAAAAACTTGAAGGGGCGAAGGGGAGGTACGAAACAATAGCGTATGAACTCTGTAACCTCCTTCCCGCCCAATTTGGCAGTATTACACCGGCAGAACTCCATAAAATTGCGAAAGCTGCATACAACCGGCGCGAACGTGAAGATTTTATGGGGGATATCCGGACGGCCCGGATCTGTTTCGCAGTTATATCCCCGTATCTTAAATCGGGGCACGGGATGTCTGAACTGTCATTCATGCCCGAAAAATGGAGAGTCAAACCTGATAAACATGAGATGACTGACACGGATATGGAGGCGACAGTGACACATTTTGTTCATCCGATCATATCGGCGGTTGGAGGTAAATAATGGCTGATCAGCGTATTGGTAGTATGTACTGGCTGTTAAGCCTGAAAGGGACATTCGAGAAAGATATTGCAGCGGTCAAAGCCGAGGTTGAAGGGCTTAAAACTAAAATTAAAGACACTGAAAAAGATACTAAAAAGTTTGGGGATACAACAGCAACAACCGCCAAAGAGATCCGGATGATGGGTGCCGGGATAGCTGCCGCTGGGGGTGCTCTTATCATGGTCGGTATGGCTGCCCAAGCTGCAGGGGGAGACATGGCCGCGCTCTCCAAACCTCTGATTGTGGTGGGTAGTTCAATGGCAGCAATAGGTGGGATTACCGCTACCGTTTTCCCACTGATGCGGGCGTATGCTGCGTTCCAGGCATCCCAACTGGTCATGAGCATAAAGGCCGCTACTGTCGCGATATGGGCTCAACATGCCGCGTTAACCGCGTTGGGAGCGGCTACAGGTATCGGGTTAGCCATTGCCGGGTTATACCTCCTTTACAAAGCAATGGAAGCGGCATCTGCCGGTGCGAAAGAACTTGAACGGCACCTTCAGATGTTGGGACATGAATTAGACGATCTGAAACAAATCCAAGCTTCATATAATGATCAGGCATCCCGTAGTAAAGACAGTTATAACAAACTTACCGATGCTGTTAAAGATTATCAGACTGCCGTCCGGGATGCTACCCGAGACGTTGAACGATTACATGATATTGAACGTGACCTTATCGGGTTGAGCCTGGATTTTGAAGAGGCAAAACTGGATGAGGCGGCAGCCATCCGGGAATGGCAAAAAGCAGTGGCAAGTGGTGGTGATCAGGAGAAGCTCACACGGGCTGCGATAGCGGCAGGGAAGGCGAGCGAACGAAGGAAAAAGCTGGAAGAAGATATCACCAACACATTGAAAGAACAGTCAGAACTATCAACCGCACCAGACAAATTGTCTGAACTTGAAGCAGGGCAGGCTGCCGCGATCAAAGCTAAGGCTGATGCTGAAAAAGAACATCTCCGTATCCTCGAAGAAGAAGAGAAGATCAACGAACGGATCAGAATCGGGGAGTTCCAGATGTACCTGCTACGCAGACAGGAAGCCGGGTTAGCTCTGACAAAAGAGGATATGGAAGCATTTGGTGGGGTAAACGCACCAACCTGGATGAAAACCGCGTTAGCATCAATGCCCCAGACGGTTACACAAACTCCTGATTATCTCGGGACTTTGGCCGCGTTCTTAAAACCTGCACCGATGGAAGGATTAAAAAGTGGTGTTGGGTCAATACTCGGGGGCTCGTTACAGACTCGGGAAGTTACTAACCCGTTATTCCGGGATATTGTGATTCAGGTTAACGGCACGATCTCAAACCAGACCATACGGGTTCCAGCCAGCCAGATCGCACAATCTGCCGCTGCCCGTGGATACCAGGGGGTAGGATAAGGTATGGCGATCTCGTTTGACGGTACCACGCTGACCAACGCCTCGATCGTGAGCCAGGACCTGAGCAGCAACCATTTCCGGGCAACGTTCCGGTGCGTGACAACTTCGGCTAATTATACTGATATCACAGGGTTGGCGGCGAAGTTCGGCGGCACGGTCAACCGCCGTGTGCTCACCCCGGGTGGTGAAGTATCCCTACAAGGCCCGGGAACGAAAGGGACGTTGGCGATCGGGACTACGAACTATCCCAATTGTATGATCACAGATCTAAAAGCTCCACCTGTAAACCGGAAGGCTACGCATTATGAATATTTCGTGTCGGTTGAACAGGACACGGCTGGATGAGAGGTAGAAAACAATGGCATGGGTAACAACATATTTAGGGCAGGTGAACAGCCCGAACGCGGCGCTGACGGGAGACATTACAGACGCAGATGCTACCATCCCGGTAACTGAACTGGGTGTGTTCCCGGCAGGCCCGAACCTTGCGGTGATCGGGACGGGTAACAATGCCGAGACTATCCTGTATACGGATAAATCGGCAGCGACCGGATCGGGGAACCTGACTGGCTGTTCCCGGGGGTATGACTCTGACGGGACGTATGGCGTCGCGGCGGCGTGGTTGACCGGGGAGACTATTGCCCGGACGTTTACCAGTCACGATCACGACTCGTTTAAAGGGAACCTGGATGAACTTAATTCCGTTAAAGCGCCGATAGACTCACCAACTCTGACGGGCGTCCCCGCAGCACCAACCGCCGCCGCGGGCACTAATACCACACAGATCGCGACAACCGCGTTTGTTCAGGCGGCTTTCGGACATATCGATGCGTTTCTATACAAAGGTGCGATCGACTGTTCAGGAAATCCAAACTATCCCGCAGCTGATGCCGGGCACGTATACCTCGTTTCAGCGGCAGGGAAGATTGGCGGGGCGAGCGGGCCTGTTGTTGAAGTGTCTGATATGGTGGTGTGCCGTGTAGACAGCTCCGCCTCTGGGGATCATGCGACGGTGGGTGTGAATTGGTCGATCCTACAAAAGAGTGCCGTTGATGAGGGATCGATCATCCTGTCGGACGTTACTACAAATGACACCAGCACGACACAGCACGGGTTTGCACCGAAGGCAGTTGCACCCGCTGCGGGTATCCTGAACGTCTTTGGTATTGCGAATGGTGAGACGGCAATCACAAATAAGGCGATGTTCGATACCACAAACCCCGCCGCTCTGGGAACTGCCGGGCCTGGCACACAAGTTATCGCAGCGAGGAGGGACCA